GACAAACCTTTAGATACTGCTGAAATCGGTATGAGCAAAGAAGAAGTAAGAGAATTCTCTTTAGTTAGAGCAATTAATGCACTAGCAAATCCTTCAGATAGAAAAGCTCAAGAAGCTGCTAAATTTGAATTTGAATGTTCAGATGAAGCTGCTAGACAGTATGGTAAAACAGCTCAGGGCATTATGCTTCCTGCAGAAGTTTTAGGAGCATGGGGTAAAAGAGACTTAAACACATCCGATGATTCAACTCTTATATCTGAAGATTATAGAGCTGGTGATTTTATTGATGTATTAAGAAACTCTTCAAGCGTTATGCAAGCCGGAGCGACGACCTTACGCGGATTGCAAGGAAATATTGTAATACCAAAGAAAACAGGTGCTTCATCTGCTGCTTGGATTGCAACTGAAGGCGCTGCTGCTGCTGAAAGTGAATTTACTACAGGTTCAGTAACAATGTCTCCAAAAGTAATTGGCGCGTTTACAGATGCTTCAAGATTAATGCTTCAGCAGTCTTCTTTAGATGTTGAAAACTTAATAAGAAATGACTTAAGTGCTTCTATTGCTACTGCAATTGACTTAGGTGCTTTAACTGGTTCAGGTTCAAGTGGCCAACCTACTGGTATTGCTAATACTTCAGGTATTAACACTACAACATTTGCCGCTGCCGTGCCTACATTTGCAGAGCTAGTTGCGATGGAATCTGCTGTATCAAATGACAACGCTTTAACAGGGTCATTAAGATATATAGCTAGACCTGCAGATTGGGGTAACCTAAAAACTGTTGATAAAGCAAGTGGATTTGGTCAAATGATAGTCGGTCCAGATGGAAACATTAATGGATATGATGTTGTTAGATCAAACCAAGTTACTTCAGGTGATTACTACTTTGGTAACTTTGCAGACTTATTAATTGGTCTTTATGGCGGTCTTGATATAACAGTTGATCCGTATGCTCTTAGCACATCAGGTGGGGTACGAATTGTTGCTCTACAAACTTTAGATGTAGCTGTAAGACATGCAGTATCTTTCTGTAAATCAAGCGACTAATTAGTCGATGCTTAAATGGAATGGGGGCAGCAATGCCCCTATCTTAAATATGAAAAAATTTTTAATAACTAGTGATACAATAGCCTTAGGCAAAAAAGTATGCGCAGGAGACGTTATAGAGCTCCCAGAGCACGTTGGTATTGAGCTATGCTCATACAATAAAGCTGAAGTTTATGTTGAAAAACCTAAAGTAAAAAAAGAAAATAGAAGCGTAGGTTTAAAAACTTCAAAAACAAAAACTTTAAAAACAAAATCTAAAGACTAATTATGTCAATGGAATTTGATAGAGATTTTGATGGGTACTTTGATGCTGATTTCGGGCATGGTATAAAAGTAACATATACTCCAACCGGAGGGTCATCATCTTCTATTAATGCAATTTTAAATCAAGAGTACGTAGATATTGATACAGCTGGATTACCTGTGCAAGGATTTACTCCGGTTGCCCAAGTTAAAACAACAGACGTGCCAAACATTGCTTTCGGAGATTTATTAGCAGCACCTGCTATAAATAATTTAGATGGCACTCAAATAAAATCAGCAACAAATTATAAAATTATAAATTTTGAAAATGATAACCTTGGAGTTACTTCATTGATACTTGAGGTTCAATAATGGCTAATCATGTAAGACAACAGATTAGGGAATACTTTGGAACCGCATTAACAGGGCTTGCAACAACCGGCACTAATGTTTATGAGTCTAGGGTATATACATTGCAAGATAATACTTTGCCATCATTAGTTATCTACACAAAATCTGAAACATCGGAGCCTATAGTAATAGGTGTTGACAGGGTTATGAGTAGAGAACTAGCGGTAGTTGTTGAAGCATATTGCAAAGCAACTAGCAACTTTGATGATACTATTGATACAATAAGCAAAGAAGTTGAAGAAGCAATTTCTGCTGATAGAACATTAGGGGGTTTAGCAAAAGATGCTTATGTTGAATCAACTGAAATAGAATATACAGGAGATGGAGAACAGCCAGTAGGTTATGTAACTCTAACTTTTTTAACAAACTACTATGTTCAGGAAACCAATCCTGATGTGGCAGTATAATAGGAGATAATTATGAAACTAATTAGTCCAAATGGTAAAAATTCAGTAATAGCTCAACCTTTAAAAGTTGAGTCATTTAAGAATATGGGTTGGAAGGAAGAAGCAATCCAGTCGCAAGACAAAGTTAAACCTTCTTCCAAGAAAAAGTCGAAAGACGAGGTAAAAGAAAATGGCGATACATAAAGGAAGTGAAGGTACTGTTCATGTAGGAACAGATGCAATAGCTGAAATTAAGTCTTATTCTGTTGAAGAAACTTCTGATACTATTGAGGTAACAACTATGGGTGATGGTTTTAGAGACTATCTACCAAGTTTAACTTCTTTCTCAGGAAGCATAGATGTTTTTTGGGATGAATCAGATACAGCACAACAAGCATTACAGCCTAGCACAGAAGTTACTTTAAAGTTCTATGTTGAAGGAGCTGATACTGGTGATAAGTATTACACAGGAACAGCTATTGTTACTGGTTTAAGTGTTTCATCATCATTCGATGGTATGGTTGAAGCATCTATATCTGTACAAGGCAAATCTGCTCTTACATTAGCGACAGCTTAATAATATGTCAGTAATAGATAACGCAAAAAAGCATTTTGCAGAGCAAGATGTAAAAGTAATCGAAGTGCCTGAATGGGGTGAAGATGATAAACCTCTAAGAATATTCAGTAAGCCATTGACGTTGGCTGAAACTTCTAAACTTTATAAAATGAGTAAAGAAGATGATTTAACGATGATGGCTTATGTTCTTATATATAAAGCATTAGACGAAAATGGAGACAAGCTGTTTGATTTAGGTGATAAAAATGCCTTATTAAATAGTGTTGATAGAGAGATATTGGTAAGCGTTGCTACACAAATCATGGGTCAAGAACCTATTGAGGAAACGAAAAAAAACTAATAAAGGATGCTAATTTATATGTGCAATATGCACTAGCTGAAAGACTTAACAAGACTTTACAAGAAATACAGCAAATTAGTGTCCAGGAATATCAAGGATGGATAGCTTACCTAGAGTTAGCTGAAGAAAAAAGAAAAAATGGCAAATAAAAAAGTAAAGTTTGAATTAACAGCGGTAGATAAAACAAAAGCTGCTTTTAACAAAGTAACCAAAGGATTAGCGGGTGTTGGCTCTGTAGCTGGTAAAGCTAGTATGGGTATTGCTAAAGTAGGCTTAGCTGCTACCGGTGCTGCTGTTGGCATAGCTTTATTTACAAAAAAATCATTTGATTATATTGATACTCTTGGCAAAACAGCATCAAGAACAGGTATCGCCACTGATACATTACAAGCATTTCAATTAGCTGCCATTGAATCAGGAACTACTATAGAACAAACTCAGAAAGGTTTAGAGAAATTTGCTAGGTCAATAGGCGATGCAGGTAGGGGTCTTAAAACTCAAGCTGATATATTTAGAGACCTAGGTGTCGAAATAAAAAACCAAGATGGCACACTTAGAACGTATGAGGAAATATTATTTGATGTAGCCGAGGGTTTAGGTCAATTAGGTTCTGAAGCCGAAAGAGCCACAGCATTAGCGAATTTATTTGGCAGAGCTGGTATACAGTTTAGTGAAATATTTAGAGATGGTGCTGATGGTATTCAAACATTTATTGATAGAGCAAATGATCTAGGAATAATATTAGATAAAGATACTATAAAAGGTGTTGAAAAGTTTAATGACACAGTATCAGTAATAAAGCTACAGATAGGTGCATTTGCAAATAATATAACCGCAGCATTTGTTCCAGCTTTACAACTAATAGCTGAAAAAATTGGAGCAACAATAACCGCTAACAAAGATGCAGCTGGTGGTTTTAAAACATTAGGTCAAACAATAGCTGTTTCAATATTAGAAGCTATAAGAACAGCAATAATAGCCATAGATTCTTTTATTGATAACACTAAAGAAAGGTTTATGGAGTTCGCCAACACAAAAATAGGTAAAACTATCTTTGGAGACATTGCAGACGAAAGTACAAAAATAAACGCGAAAATACAAGAATCA